CGCGATTCATGGTACCAAAAATGGTATATCCTCGATAAAAAATACTACGATACGCCGGAATGGAAGAATACAAGAACTTTTCAAATGCCTCCATGCGTAATGGGCATAAAATACGTCTATGAGTTAACTGGTGGCCAACGAGTTTTTGGAATCCACGATCCAGACTTACAGTTTGATAGATTGATGGCAGCGGACTTGTATTTGACCCCACTGTCTTCAGATCAGATTGCGTATAGAACTATTCAGTGGTCATTTTGGGACTTAGCGAAATCATTTAATCTTAGAGATATTCAAGTATCATTTAATATAAATACACATAGATTAAGAATAAATGGTAGAGACCCAGTTCAGTCATTATTTGTCGCAACGCTTGATTCAATTCCACCTGAAGATCTTTGGGAAGACCCGGTAGTTATAAAATGGATGATCGCGAAAAGCAAAATGTCGCTTGCTAAAATTCTTGGAACCTTTCAATACAATCTGCTCGGAAACGTAACTATAAACTATAGTGATATAAGATCAGAAGGAAAGGAAGAATTAGACGACCTTAAAGAAAAAATAAAATCAGACTCCCCGGCCGATTGGTTCATGCTCTTCAATTAATATGAAAATAAGATGAAAATGAAAAGTAATTATAATTATACATATAAAAAAGAATATAACTTTAATGTCAAAACTGGTTAAAAATAAATTGTTCGAAGATCCTGACACTACGTATGCCAAGGATAGTACTCCATTAAGATGGGATTCCGGCCCAGTGCATCCATTTGGTGTTAACGTTAATATGGGAAAATTGATGGTAGGACCAAATGCGCAATCACATTATGGAATGAATAGTGAGTCGGCATTTGCCTTTCCAGATTATGAAGGTAGAATTTGGCCAGATGCTGGCGTCATGGCATTTTGGGAAGCCCCACCAAAAAATATGCTAATAAACATTTTAAAATTGCTCTTACAAGATAAAAGACTATCAAAATATAATCTTACGATGGATGACTTCGATGATTTTCTTTTTGACATCCCTAATCCCGATCAAACATCTGATGAGGAAGACGCAATATATACTCTGGATGAATACCCGGAAAATCCAAAGATCACAGTAAAAGATCAAAAATTTGATGTTAAAATAAAAAGACCTCAACATACATTATCTCCTTTGAAGAAAAAGAAAGAAGATCAGCCAAAAGTTACAGGAGGCGGGTCGTATAAATATGCTAAAGAAAAACCACTTGCATGGAGACAAGCGATGCAAACTTCAGAATCTACAATAAATGAGAATCCCAATGCTATAATAGATCCTAAAGATTGGGAAAAACATAAAGATAAACCATCTCATACTCCACCTAAAATAGAATATGATGAAGGTGGCGCTATCCCATTTGGTTTTTTCGGTGCTAACAACACTCTCGTCACCGGAACAGCAAAGCAAGTACATTTACACCTTTTAAACAAGGCTAAAAAGGCTGGATTAATAAAAACTGCTGGAGAATTTAAAGAAAGAGGCAAAAATTCAGGAAGGCTATTCACAGAGCAAAAAGTAATAACGTTTTGGAATTTCCCTGACAATTATGATGAACTTATAAAAGTTATCAAAGAATTAGAAGACAAAACAAAATTAAACATATTAAATGATCCCGAATGGAGAGTAGAAATTCCATCCGGAGAATTTAAAAAAGCTATGGATAATGATCTCGGCAGTTGGGGTTCATGGCATCCAAGGGTCGGACAAGTAGCCTATATTCCTATTGATGAATATAAAGGAGGCCACCAAAGATCTGAAGAAGAACTAGGACAAGAACACGGTTATTCTCCTATGGATCCAAGAAAAAAGAAAAAGAAACCTATAGAATGGGGAAGAAATAAACCAAAGGGTTTAGACCGATTAAAAATGCGATATGCCATGGGGGAATCTCAAGAATTTTACCCTAGATTAAAATAATAAGAAAACATGAAATTAAATTTAAAAGAACGTGTGAAAAAACCTTTGTTTTGGTTGATATTTTTTGTGATATTGACTATTATTTTCGGTATTTTATATAATGTTACAGACATTAAGCAGTTTTATTCGTTAACTTGGTATTCGGCTATTCCCTGGATTAGTATGATTGCGGTTCAGATGTTGTTTGCTTGGGTCATTAACCCAATTAGATGGTTAATTTATAAAATAAAGAATAAAAAGAAATAATGTGGTATATTAGCATAATACTAATAATTTTAGCGGGAATATGTAATGCCATAATGGATGCGTTAAGAACGAGATATAACAAATCTATTTTTAGAGATTTTAGAAATCAACTATGGATAGATCCAGCATTATCATGGCCAAATAAATGGAAAAACGGGGATAGATCTCAGGGCGAACGATTTTTTGGTTCATCTACATTTCTCGTATGGCTAACAGATTTGTGGCATTTAGCTAAATTCTTAATGCTTTTATTTATCACTTTTTCAATAGCTTTGTATGATCCTATTATAGTTTGGTGGATAGATTGGTTTATTCTGTATTGCGCTTTTACTATACCATTTGAAATTTTTTATAGCAAAGTATTAATTAAGTCTTAAATTTAAGTAATCTTTAGATATTTAATAGGGAGCTTCGTGTTCCCTTTTCTTTTTTCTAAGATATATAAAATAAAACTAGATGATTAAGGAAAAAAGATATAATTATTCTTATATAACAACTAATTTATTGAATGGTAAACAATACGTTGGAGATCACTCTACTGATAATTTAAATGATGGATATTTAGGAAGCGGCACATATTTACAAAAGGCGATTAGAAAATACGGAAAAGAAAATTTCAAAAGAGAAATTTTGGAACAATTTAATACTAAACAAGAAGCTTTTGAAGCTCAAGAAAAATGGATAAATGAATATAATACTTTATCACCTAAAGGTTATAATTTAAGCCCAACTGGTGGTATAGGTGTAACAAATTGTTTTTCACCTAAATCATTACAAAAAATGAGTGAATCAAGAAAAGGAAAAAGACATAGTAAAGAAACAAAAGAAAAAATGAGTATTTCTCAAACAGGTAGAACGTTTTCACCTAAATCATTACAAAAAATGAGTGAATCAAGAAAAGGAAAATCCCCGTGGAATAAAGGTATTCCACGAACAGATGAAACAAAAAGAAAGATTAGTCAGACTGAGAAAGGTAAAAAAATGTCCGAAGAATCTAAAAAGAAAATATCTAAAGCAATGTCAGGAATAAATAATCCTATGTGGGGTATAGAAAAATCTGAAGAAACTAAAGAAAAAATAAGAACAACATTATTGGGAAGAAAAATTTCAGAAGAGACTAGAGAAAAACACAAAAGACGTGATAAATGTAAATATTGTGGGTTTGAAACTAATATTTCTAATCTTAATCGTTATCATAATGATAATTGTAAAAATAAAAATGTAATATGATAAGCGAAATATACATCAGAGACCCCGAAGATCCTAACTTTGTCATTAACGTTTTACACCATAGCAACCCTATTGAGAGCATATTGACTAAGATTAAAATGATACTAGGTACACGCCAAGGAGAAGTTATTGGAGATTTTAATTTCGGCATAGGAATAGAGGATCTTATATTTGAAACAAGAGTGTCTAAGTTACATCTAGAAGAAGATATAAAAAGACAGATCAATCAATATATAGATGAATCAGCTAATTATAAAATTGAACCCGTAGTTTCTTTTGGCAGGGCAGAAGAAGGATATGATTTCTGTGTGTTAGACTTTTTCATCGACAATGAAAAGACATTTGGAATTTTAGTGAAGTGAGATATTTAAAGTAAAATAATAAAATTAATATGGCGTTAGGACCTAACATATTTAAAACTAGCAGAATAAGACTCTCAGAGTTATATCAAGATTCCGTTAATTTTCTTTCAACCACTTATGGTAACGTAGGACAATATTTTACAATGGCGTCTCCTATGGGCCAGTTACTTCAAGTGATGTTGAATTACGGAAAAATGATTCTTTATTATATTGAAGATTCTATAACTGAACTAAATATATTAACTGCAACGAGACCATCTAGTGTTAAAGGCTTGGCTACTCTCACTGGTCACAACCCATCCAGAGCAATGGCAGCCAGAGGAACGCTACAGTTAAAATACAGTGATGCATCATTAGAAACTTATTCTAACACAGTCATTCTTCCAAATTATACTACATTGACAAATAAGTCGAATGGATTAACGTATACTGTTGTATTACCGGGAGAGGAAGCAAGAATAGAATTATTGAATAGCAATTTTCTAGAAGTTAATATTGTACAAGGAACTATAGAATACCAACAAGCAACAGGTACAGGTGATCCGTTACAGTCATTTAATTTTGCTACTAAAAAAGGAGCCTCTATAGATAATTTCTTTGTTAATGTTTATGTTAACGGAAAACTTTGGCCTAAGCAGGTGTCAATTCTAGATATGGCTTTTGATCAAGAATCATGCATGGTAAGAACAGGCCAATCAGGCGGTATTGATATATTCTTCGGAAATGGATATAACGGTAAAGTTCCAGATTTAGGATCTACTATACTCATAGAGTATCTTATAACAGATGGCCAAGCAGGAAACATAGATGCTCAAATGGAAAATGCAAAAAATCAATGGGAATTTTCATCTAGTGGGTTTGCATTAAATAATGAGGAGATTGACCTCAATGAGGTGCTAAATGTTAGCGTAAAAAATAGCATATTATTCGGAACTCTTGATGAGCCTCTTTATTTAACGAGATTATTAGCTCCTAAAATGTCAAGAAGTTTTGTTCTGGCAAATGCGAATAACTATATTTACTTTTTGCGAAAATTAAATCAATTTTCTATTATAGATGCCATTCCAGGATTTGCCACGTTTGACGATCAATATGCTTTAGACAAATATAATCAGGCGACTACACGATATGAACAAATAAAAGCAGAATATTTAAATATAATTGCAACATACGGTGAAAATTCAGAAAGGGCTAAAATTAAAAAAGTTGAATATAATTCTGCTAGAAATCAACGAGCAAAAGCGCAGGAAATGTTAGATGCTGAAAAATTAGATGACAACACAGTTTATTTATTTTTAGTTCCTGATATCAATAAAAGAATCGCACCGGGAGTTGATTATTTTAACGCACCTATAGAATCATTTATATTAACGACCAATGAAAGAACAGCAATTCTTGATTTAATAGAAGAATCCGGCCAACGTATAGTGACAGTTGATAACGCAATATTAGAATTACAGTACCCAAGATTCGTAATTAATATGACTATGATTCTATGGGAAGGATATGAATATGACAATGTAAGACAAGATGTTATTTCAGTACTATCTGATTATTTTCTTAAAAATACAAGAAGGGACAGAATTCCTGTTTCAGATATAATTAGAATAATTGAAAACGTTGACGGTGTAGATTCAGTAAATGTTTGGTTTGACGCAGACAAAGATAATTTCGATATTTATAGAAATCACTACGGAATAGATGATTACGGAGATATTATTCTTCAACGATATGTAAAAGATGCCTTTAATAATAATGTTCCTGTAAAAGATATATACCCTTTATTTAGGGGAGGATTTGAAAGTAACAGTGGAACTTATTATGAAGAAGGAACTATTAAAACTAAGTTATCTTCTGTTAATATTCAAGTACGAGGATATACTCCTAAAGAAGATGCAAACCAGAAAAATAATAAAGCAATATTAAATAATACGGGAACCAGCTCATGAATCAATACGAATTAAATGTAGATAATCAGGAGAAAAGACAACTTCACAAAATTCGTCCCTCCTATATGAATCAGGCCAAACACCTTAGTGATTTTTTCATTAATCTTGGCTATGATTACCGTGGTAACATTTTAAAAAATGGTACATCACCAGAATTATGGGCAAACCCACAACAAATTGGTATGTATGCTAAATTAGAGGGAATGCTGACGTATGTTTTAGAGAGCGCAAAGATGGTCAAAAAATGGTTCTCTATTGCTCATGATAAAAATACTACTAACTTAAATTAGATGGATATATAAAATAAAACATGAATTTTGTATATTTAACTACTAATTTAGTAAACGGAAAACAATATGTTGGTTCACATGAAGGGAATTTAAACGACAGTTATTTAGGTTCTGGGAAAATTTTAAGAATGGCAATAAAGAAATATGGAATAGAAAATTTCCAGAGGGAAGTAATAGTAAAATGCGATCCTTCTATAAATTTAATTTTAGAAGAAAAATATATTAAAGAATATAACACACTTCAACCAAATGGATATAATATTTCGCCAACTGGGGGCACAAATAAAAATGGGGGAAAATTATCAGAAGAAACAAAAAATAAAATCTCTAAAAAATTAAAAGGGAGAAAGGCATGGAACAAAGGAATTCCTTTTTCTAGGGAATCTAAACAAAAAATGAGTGACAAACGTAAAGGCATTAAACTATCTGAAGAAACAAAACAAAAAATGACAGTTTTCCAGAAAGGTAGAATAAAATCTCCAGAAGAATGTAAAAATATTTCAGAATCTAAAAAAGGACAAAATAATCCAATGTATGGAAAAGATTCATGGAATAAAGGAATTAAAGGAAAACAATGTTGGGTTAGTAATGATATATTAAAAGAAACTAAATTTATATTATCATCCAAATTAAATAAATATTTGAAGGATGGTTGGTACAAAGGTAGAACTAAATATAATAAATAGAATTAATTAAATATGAATTTAAGTAATTGGAAAATATACAATAAAGATGGATCTCCGATAAACTGGACTCCAGAACCTTATTTGCCTTTGACATTTTCAGCAGACTCTAGTTCTGCTGGCGCAGAAGGATATTTGATAACAGATCCAAGCGGTTTTGCAATAGATTCAGATATAACTAAATCGGGTTTTTATTATTCAGACCCTACTTCAGTTTATTATTCATATACATTAGATGGAACTGATACTACATATGACATCACCTCAGATGTATCAATAAGTTATGTAGATGTTTCCATATTTAATCCGGATCCTACTAACACACAAGGTATTGGTGATGTGTTTAATATTGATATATCTACACAATTTGTTTATCCATCTGTAACTTATTCTGCTGCAGTTTATCTTAAACCAGTTTCTCAAGGCTTGGTAGAAACCGAACACCTGTACATATTTGAAGAATTAAACTCTTTATTAATTAGACCCTATGATACTTCTACTTCTACTGTATTTTTTGAGTTAGTAGGAGAAGATGAAGAAATTCAATTTTTTGTTGTTGACGATGATACCCAAGAAATAACATGGACGAGTACTCTAGAATATGAGTTAGATGTTTATGCAGAATCGACCCCTATAACTTTAAATATAGGATTCAGGGCTGAAGAAGAAGGTGTTTATGAAAGAAGACTCAGAGTCTATAATTTGATAGATGGTACGTACTATTTAATGGCGGAGATATTAGTAAATGCTGAATCAATAGGAGAAGATGAAAGACTGCGAACTTTACTCTCGAATTTCGGTTCACCCGACCCAAAACAAATACCGAGAATTTTTAAAGAAGCAGATATAAACGAGGATCTTCCCGATTTTAAAATAGTCAATCCAAAATCCAAATACATGGTGCTGGAGCATTCCAATATTATTCCTTTCATAGGAACATATAAAGGTTTGATTAATGCCATAAAGTGGTTAGGGTATGATGATATTTATTTTAGAGAGTGGTTTAAAAATGTTAAAGATGGTAAAAAATTATCTCTGATCGTCCCATTTGAAGCTAAAGATAGAACGCAAACTATTCTCAAATTTTCTCCAGACGAAAGAAAGGCTCTTAAAAAGTTAAACCAACTCAGCCTTAATTATTGTATTACTAGAGAAACCGGAGAGATTGATGATTGGGGAACACCTGAAACAGAAAATTGCTATGAATACAATCTACAAGAAGTATTCGTTAAATTACTAGCCCTTAAACAATGGTTAGAACGTAATATCATTGGTGTTAATGCAAGAATTATAGATTTAACTGGAGAAGGAATATATTTTGAGCGGTACGTAAACTTAATTTATTCCACTACTAATCTAGGATTTGATTATCGAGAATCCGTATCATTATCTCCGTATACAAGCCCAAACACCTCTGAATTAATAGCAGGTGAGGCTTCTATTAACATGTCACTTAAAGAATTTTTAGATACTCAAATTGAAAATGAAAATTATACAATTTCTTCGTTTATTGATTATGTATGGAACCCATTAGATCCTAGTGTTACATTAAGTCCTGATGATCCTTCCTTTTTAGCAGATCCAGATTCATATTTAGCTGTCGGCCCAGGACTGGATTTTCCATTTGTTTCGTTAAGAGACATCATGTGGAAGGCTTCTTTAGAAAAACCAAATTCAGGAGTAGTACCAAAAGAATACGTAACAAATCCTTTATGGATTCATGAGAATAGAATTAAATTTTATGAAATATTTGATTCATCTTCTGTATTTTTTGATTCTTCTGTAAATCTAGACATAGTTTTAGAAAAAGCGTATATAATAGATGGAAGCGGAAATGATTGGTTGAACGATAACCAATATTATATTTATGAAGACCCTTCATTAGATGGAGGCTATACAGTAGAATCTTCTACTGGGGCGGTTTATCACTTTAATGATTACGTATCTTTAAATACTGATCTTAATTCTCTATTGCAATATGCAGTAAGCGAAACTTATCGTGTGCCTTTACTGAGTTTCAAAAATTTTAAAACTTTTGATTCTAGTAATAATCAGTTACCGCTAGAAACTGATAAACTTTATCATTTAGATATTTTAGATGGTAAAATAGTAATGAATACATTAGATTCAAGTGGAACAGAAGGAGATTTAATCTATTACATAAATTTCAATTATGATTATAGTCTAAACGAACAGAAGATAACATTAAATGCCGAGTATTATTCTGACAGAATGCCTTTATATGTATTTGATCCTAGCGTTTATTACTGGGCTGATCCATCCCATTTAAGTGGTGGTGATGCAGATGCTTTAGTAGAGGACAATAATACCTATACTATGAAAGTTAATCATATTGGTGATTACAAAATCGAAGCATTTGCATGGGATGGCTATAATATCATGTTTACTAACCCAGCTAAAAAAGATCACAAAGTATGGGTAAAACATCCCACTATTTATAATTTATTGGGGAATAAAATAAAAGTCTCTTATGCAGATGCTAGTTTATCATTGTTAGATGTGAGCACTTTATTAAATGAAAACAAACATCCTATTTTCGATAGAGATTATCCTTATATGGGCCTAACCTTAGAATCAGATTCAAGCAATAACGTTTTCGTTAAAGCTCCTTCTATTACGTATTT